TTTTCAAATCAACCCCTCTTGTTTTTTAATACCCGTACCCGAACCCGGACCCGTCCCCGGACCCGTACCCGTACCCGTACCCGTACCCGGACCCGTACCCGGACCCGTCCCCGTCCCCGTACCCGTACCCGAACCCGGACCCGTCCCCGTCCCCGTACCCGTACCCGTACCCGGACCCGTCCCCGGACCCGTACCCGTCCCCGGACCCGGGCCCGTACCCGGACCCGAACCCGGACCCGTCCCCGTCCCCGTACCCGGACCCGGACCCGTACCCGAAGGAAGATTGCGCTTCATCACCGATATTTATTTCCATTTTCCTTCCTCGCACTTAATCGAAGCGATGACGGTCAACTCGTGAAATGACACAACGGGAGTCGGGTCAAGGATGGTTTCCGATTTCGGCCCATCTTTCGCAATTTCGCCCAAGCCTTTTTTTGTTCCCCAAATGCGGACCACGCTTGCGTTTTCCAATCGGCAATCATGTCCCTTTTTAAATAAGTCTCCGACGAAAACCCAACCGCGTTGAAGAATAACAATGTTTTTCCCCAGTGATTTCTCCGTTAAATCACACTTCTGGTTGTTGATTAGGTTCGACAACTGTTTGATCTCTACCAACGTCAATTCCGCGATGTTCATTTTTATTTTCCCCTTTCGTGTGCGTAATTTTATGTCTAAAATTATTCTCTTGATGATTAGCCATTTCTTCCCACTCCGAGAAAACTCGTCCACAATCACACGTCCAGAATTCAATCACCACGGCCAAATTCCCTTCGCTCCTTAAAGCAGTATTTTTTTCGCGTGCAAGCGCCCTGGTCCCCGAAATACCAGCGCACATAAAGCCAAACCCACAGCGTCAAGCCCATCGCTGAGGCGAACCCGCAAAGAAAGAAGAAAAGGTCTCTCATGGCTTCCCGCCCATCGGGATGAGCGTCACCACAATTCGGGGATTCTGTTTATCCACCTCAAAAATATGGTCAATTCGTTGCACCCACTTCCGGCTATCATCCGGTAAAATGCCCATTTTAACGATTTCATCGAGAATGGCCTTAATTGCCCCGCTAACGTTATCCGCATCTCTTTTGGTGTCTGGTTCAATCCATCGGATTTCGACGCGCACAGGGCATTCCAGGGCCTTTATCTGCGAATATAAAATACTTCGTCCAATCAGGTCCTCCATTTTCTTCTTTTGCTGAGCTCCAACCGCCCAATGGCTTCTGTTTGCTCTGGTAATTTCGTTGCTACCGGGAAGCTGTCCGGGGATGACGAAGGTGAAGGGGCTCATTTCGCGGTTTCCTTTTCAACGGGGGTACAATCTGTACCCTTCACCAACTCCCAGACCTTAAATTTATTCCACTGGTTCTCCACGTCCGGCCAGCTTTGACCGCTTTGATAAAACCCACATTCGCATTGGATGATGCAAAACTCTTTGTTCCTTCCCGCGATGATGCGCTTGTACTTTTTGGAAAGACATTTTACGCATGGACGCATTTTTTTATCCTTCGTGGTAAACCTGTTAGCCATTTTTTGTAATTCGTGATCCCAATATTCAAGCCGAATATTCAAAGGGTGGTTCATACAACCCCCAATTTCAATGATTTCGCGGCTTCTTCCATCACGCGGCCTCTTCTTTCAATCGCCTCTTGTTGCTGACTTTCATTTCTCCGTAAAGACTCAATGTCCCATCCTTGACCGCGTTAAAAACCTTCCAATCAAAATCGTGCAACGGTTCAGGAAGTTTTTCTCCGGTCTTTTTGTCGGTGAAAAGTTGAAAGCCAGGAGACAGATCGTGCTTTGGGGCAATTCCCTTTTCTCTCAATTTGTCCCGCGTCCGTTCCATGAACATGCGCAAAGCGCCTTCGTCATCCGGGAAGAAATATTGTTCTCTTAAAGTTTTCAAACCGAATTTCCCTTGAATCTCAAAAGGGAACAGAGCGCGGGGAATTCTCTTTATGAATTTCTCGTAAGTTCCCAAGGACGCGTCGTAATTGATTCCAGTCTGCTCCGCGAGTTCCATTTCGTGGAGTTTTTCAATCTGCCCCATGTCCATCCGTCCAATTTCAAACGCTCTAACGAGGTAAAATTCCATTTTTGGCGCTCCTTTCCTGTTGGTTCATCTTCCAGTCTGCCGCGTGCTTCACAATCGTTTCTAAAGTCAAGCTCAGCCCCTTCTTGGTGTACTCCGTGTAAATGTCGTCCATGCAGTCAATCGCAGTCTCCCAATCCCCGAGGAAGTCAATCAGACCTTTGGCTGACTTGGTGCATCTTGCAAAATTCAGCTTGTCCCATGCCGTGTCGTTCTTGTCGTAGCCGGTGACCATCTTCCAAGCCCTCACCACCTTTTGGATGGGGGTGAATTCTTTGGGCGCCGGAGGTTCAATTGTTTCCCCCAATCCCCCTTCTTCTTTACCCTTACCTTTACCTTTACCTTTACCTTTACCTTTACCTAAGCCCCTTGGCAGGGGCTGGGCAGCCCCTTGGCAGGGGCTGGGTATGCCAATGCCCAAATCCTTGAAAATCTCGGAAAAGAAAGGCTCTTTGCTTTTAAGGATTTCAATGATGGCGCGGTGACAGTTGTTTTCGACGTTCAACGGAAGGTTCTTTTGGTGTCGGATGAAATTCTTCACGAAAACCCACCGGTCGCGGAGCGCAACGCTTTTTGAGATGTTCTCGTAACAGGACGGTATTTTTTCAACCGGGATACCTGTATAGAAAGAATCGGCCTTGTCATTCCTCTCGTGAAACCCAGCGATATCGCAAATATCGCAGAGAAAAAGAAAAAGAATTTTCTCATTTGTTCCCAATTCAGAAAACCACGGGTCGCGCCACTTTTCCGAATCAGTGAATCGCTTGGGCATTGTTATTTCCATAAAAAGTTTTGGGCCAGAGGCTCCATGATTTTCTTGCGAGAAGAACCGGGGAGCATAGCCCAAATAAAAAACCACGGAGACTTGGAAAGTCCGCGTGGTTTTTGAAGGTGATGTTTACCGATTCTTCTCGCATGGTTCATTTTGTCATTTCCTTTTTTCGGTTGCAACCTAATTCTTGCTCACCGCGATGATCTTGTACAACTGCCCCGCCTGCATGTTGTAGAGATAGGCGTATTTTAAGCCCAAATCTACAGCGGACCAAGGATAGTTGCCATTATTCGTCCCTGTCGGCGCGCCCAGTTCCGTCCAGACGTTCGAAAGGCTCGGGAACGCATAATAAACAGTCACATCCGATTCCGCCGGAAGCCCCACGAGGGAGACGGCGTTATTCCCGGCCAGAAGCGTCCCGTCCCATTCCGTCATCACGGAGCCCGGGATTCCCGGAAGTCCAGAAGGACCGCTGGCGCCGGCGGACCCGGCACTTCCTTGCGAGCCAGCCGGCCCCTTGCACGCAGCCAACCCAATCAACAACCCCAACAGCATTAACTTTTTCATGTTTTTATTCCCCTTTTATTTTGTTCCCAAATAAGCAAAGTAAAGCGCGGCGACGATCAAGGCGCAGGCGGTGAGGGTCATGTCACATCCAAAACATTCGGAATGTGGCTCCGACCAATATTGACATAGCAGGCGCTAAAATCCATCGCGTCCACGTAAAACCTGCCCACCCGAATTTCCACCCTAAATTAAAACACAGGTCCAAGAGGATAAGATAAATATAAGTTTTCATTTTATTTCCCCTTTATTTTTCTCTTGTCCCCAGATACGCCACGAACAGAGCGGCGACGATCACGGCGCAGGCGGTGAGGCTCATGCGTACCACCTCGGGAGTGCCTCGAACGCGGCAGAGATTTCCGGAACGTTTATATATTCCAGAAGCGCCTTGTCTGCCTGCATATGTAGATCCTCCCAGTCTCCGTCATTTGCCGCCTCGGCCTGCAACTTTTCCAGAAGTTTTATGAGGTCAATCTTTTTCATTTCGGCGTCCAGTTTTCGTCGAGCCAGTCCAAAATAGCGGATTGAATCGAATAACCATTTTTTGATGCTTTATCGTAAATTTCTTCGCTCGCCCTCTTCGGCTCTTCGACGAGGCTCCAAAATACAGCATTTCTTGTTTCCAGCTCTTTTTTTCCAAAATGAACCCATATGAATTCACCTGATAAGGCAAGCAATGTTCCAAGCTCACCGCTTTCGCTTTGTATCGTTTTTCCAATATGCTCGCTCGTTAGTTTCATGATTTCTCCTTTAAAGTAGGAGGCGGGCTGGATTCGCACCAACCATTCCGGACGGAACATCCGGGGTCCTAAAGCGAGCCTTCCAATCTCGCCGCCGCCTCCAAAATCTTCTTTATCAACGATTGCGAATTTTCCCTGAGTCAACGGGATTCTTTCGAGGCCGTCCCCCCAACATTCCATTTTTCTTAGAAGAGGCCGCTTTCCTACGACTCTTCTTTTTTCCAAGTATCCTTCCGGCATGTGAAAGTATCTCCTTTTCATTCATGGTAGAAGAATACCTAACGGTTTGCTTATTGTCAATCATTTCTATTTCCTTAAATCGTCCCGGCCCTCTGCGTATGCTCGGGGCCGGGAGATTTGAACAACCTTTTCATTACTTCGACGTTACGCGATGAGCGTTCGTCAAATTGTTCCCCGCCGCCAGTCCCTAACCTACTGACGACGGGGGAAAACTCCCTTCCGCCAGGCCTCTATTCCCGACGGAAGGGGAAATCATTTCACCCTTACGGACTCCCCGCGCTCACCGAAACGAGCGATATTCTCCGCCAACGGATTACACGCCTCCAACCCATCCCGAATTGCACTCATGTCTATTTCTTTTATCGTTTTCACGAAACAAGACGGAAGTTTATCAACGTCTTTTTCAATCAATTCCATCGGCACGACGCCGCCATTCTTCGCAATCGAAATGCTGAAAAGTTTACCTTCCAGCTTCCGAGTGTCCAGCTTTTGCATGGCGAATTTCGCGAGCGCTTTTAACCGGTCAATCCGGTTGGCAATGAATCGCTCGCGCTCCGCCAAGCGTTTACGTTCCTCGGCACACGCCTTAATGTCCGATTCCCATGACCGGATGAGGCCCGCGTAGGCGTCGATTTTATCACTGAGCTTCCACTGAAACTCCTGAGACCAGGACTCGATCGCGGCGCCTTGGCTGGCGTCCGTCACGTCGCCGCCGGCCTCTTGTAAGAGCGCGTCAAGCGCCACCAAATCATCCGTCAGCTGATATAAATTAGCCATTGAAATTATCCTCCTTTACGAGTTGTGGATCATAGGGCCGGAGCCCTTCCACGTTGCACATCAGCTGCCCCTTGTACATTTTGGTCCGAAATAAAATATCCACCTTCTGTCCTTTAATCCGGCACTCCTCCGCTGTTTTGTAATCCGTCTCACTGAATGTCCCAAAGGTCACGCCTTCATCATCCGTTATCCCATAGCGCCACTTCCCCGGCTTATATTCGATGGCTTTTACCGCGACCACCGTCACCACCGCATTCTCAGGAACCCCGATTTCCGGGGAAGGTTTAGTTTCCGGGAGGGTGTCCGCCTGTTTTGGTGGCGTGACCTGAGATTCAAGTCGTGGGGACTCCTGGACGATTTCAGAGGCCTTAACGACCATCTCCTCGTTTTCCCCCACCGTCACAGCGGCGCCCATCTCCTCCGGCGTGTAGAGGCCCAGCACCACGTCGGGGAACGTCACGCGCAGATTTGCGGCCAGCGCGCGCCACTGGAACATGGTTTTGGCCTGCTTCTTGTAGTTATCCTTGCCCATCAACTGCATCGCCGTGGCGTCGGCCACCCCGAAGGAGCAGGTGTAAGATGTTCGGCCCTTCCGTTTGATCGTGATCTCGCAAAAGTCCTTTCCGTGCGTGATCTTGATATCCTCTACCTGCCCGGTCCGGTTCGCCAGCGCCAGCATCAGCTGAGGGCTGACCGTCGGTTTTCCCTGGATGACGTTGATTGACCGGAACCCCTCCATCATCCCGATTCCAATTTCTTTGGCCGTCAGCGCAATCGCCACGGCTTTCTCCGGTGTATTTATAGCCACCGGCAAAAATCCGCTCTTGACCAACATCGTCGCTTGCTCGCGCATCGATTGCCAGTCGCTCCCGTTTTCTTTTACTTGCAAAGCATTGTTTCCGTTTTCCATGTGTTTATCCTCCATTCGATATTTTCTGCAAATCTGCGCGGATGCCTTCCAGCCCCTTATTGACCTTCTCCAGCGCGCACAGGCCGCACCCGAGGGCCGCGTATTCCGATGTCCGCGCCCAGTGGCAGTCGTGGTTTTCCTCGCCCGCCATTTCGATCATGTCCGCCTCAGTCATTTCCTCTGGACCGTTAGCGGGAATCGGCGGGACTTGGTGCCAGCGGTCCGGTTCTAAACCCGCTGTCATTCCCTCGATAAACCGTTGCGCCTGATTGATGCACTCCGGCCAGATTGAGTTACAAGGGAAGTATCCCTGAAGTTTTTGCCGTTGTTCTTCTATTTCCAAAACCTTTTTTGCAATTTCGTATGTCAGTTTTTCCATGTTAAATCCCCTTTATCCGTTTGGATTTTTCTTTTTGAATTCTGCTTCTTCTTCGATGCACCGCGAGCAGTCCGGCTGTTCCCATATTTGGTGTTGGTCGTGGCATCTGTCACATTCGCAATTATCCGGGTGCGTCGCCGGTGGTCCCCCGTCCGCGCTCATATTCGTGGACGGATGTTCTGGTTCCGCTTCCACCGTTTTTCCCGCTCAACAAACGCTTCGAATATGACGCCGATCATAAACCCGAAAATGCCTGCCACGAGCGCAATCATGTTCGCACCGCCCGGACCATCTCCTGCACCCGCACTGTCACTGTGTCAAGGTCGTTCAAGATGCGCTCCTGCGTCGCGCAGGCGACCGAGTAGACGTGGTTAAGACGCTCTAATTCGCTCAGCCAGTATTGGATTTCATTTTCCATCGGATTTCTCCTTTTTTGATTTCGCCCACCGCGCCCGCGCCGCGTTCCGCGCGCTTGCCACTCTCTCTTTCTTGCTCATGCTCTCCGCTCTCAGGTGTCCCAACATCTTCGCCGGGTTGATCTTCTTTCCGCAGTGGGGACATTTCATTTAGTGGTTTCTCCGTCGGTGAATTGATTTAACTGGTACTAGTTTATGCTAGCGGTAGCACAAAGTCAAGGATTATTTTATGCCAGCGTTGACATGCGGAAAATAAATTATTACCTTTAGCGCGATGAATCCATCGGTAATCATCCCATCGGAAAAGCTCGCCCATGACTGGATCGAAAAGAACCTTGAACGGTTTATTGGCCAGTCCATGCGTACCGCGCGCCACCAAAAGCCGCTTCCCCTCTCCGTCACCATGCACGGAATCGCCAGGACGAAATTTATAGAGATGCTCAAGAGTGAATCCGCTTATCATCCGGAACCGAATGGCAATTTTAAGTTTCTCGGCATCCCCGTTTACACCAACAACCGGCTTCCCTACGGCACGTTTTGCGTCGAGAGTTTCAAGCCGGTGAAGTTGCTAAGTAAAGGTTAGGGATAAGATCAGGAATGGCGAAGTTTAAAAAAGGACAAAGTGGAAATCCAAAAGGATGCCCAAAAGGCGCTCACCATCAAGGGGCCCCGCTCAGTATCACAGTTCAAACAGCCAAAAGCGCGTGCCCGGATCTTATTAAACGACTCATTCAAATCGGGAAGGGTGATGACATGGAGCAGGTTGTTAACAACGAAGGGGAGACTATTCGAGTACCTGCCCCAGTACGCGAGCAAATCAAAGCCATCGTTGAAACCTGTAAAATCGCGGGGATTTTGAAGGATGATAAGAGTACCCCGGAGCAATCCGTTATCCATGCCGCCGTTGCTTTCAAAATCCTCCAACAACTCGAATTAAATGCCAACAGATCTCCTCTCCAAATACAAACCGTCCCAAATTGAAGAGGCCAAGCGCGCCGGGTGGATGCTGGGCCGCCTCAAGTACAAACTGGAGCCCAAGCAAAAGGAAGCCTATGACCACATCAAGAGAAGTCCGGCGGAGCAGATCTTCTTCCTCCTTTGTCACCGAGGATTTGGAAAGACCTTCTTGGGGTCAATTATTGGAATTGAAACGGCCAGAAAAGAAGTGGAGGGAAGCATTCTTATTGTCTCAGGGACTCTCAAAAAGCTTCGCACGATTGTCAAGCCAACTTTCGAACAAATCCTACGTGATTGTCCTGCGGAATTTAGACCGACGTATCAGGCGCAAGATTCAACGTACTCATTCCCAAATGGAATCCGAGTCCATCTTTGCGCCGCAGAGAAAGGCCACATCGAAGACCTGCGCGGGATCCACAAAGTAATCCTGGTGCTGATCGACGAAGCCGCCTTCTTCGGTGACGAGGAAGATTCTTACCCGCTTGATTACGTGATCGAACACATTTTAAATCCCATGTTCATCCGCACGAAGTCGACGCCGCGCATCATCATCATGACCACGCCGCCGGACGTGCCGAACCATCCCTGCAAAACCTACTACGAGCAGGCTCAGGCCGCCGGCACCGTCGCCACTTTCGACATCTATCATTCAGATATTCCCCAGGAGAAGATCGACGAACAGCGCCGCCGGTGCTCCGATGAGCTCGCCTGGCAGAGGGAGTACGAGTGCAAGTGGGTGATCGATACCAACAGGCTGATAGTCCCGGAGTGGGACTCGGCCAAATACGTCATGGAGGTCTCGCGAGATGAGTTTTTCCCCTATTTTCACAAATACGAGTTTCTGGATACAGGAGTGCGCGATTTTACTTTCAACGGTCTTGGCTATTATAATTTCAAGACGGGTAAAATGGTCATCGAAGACGAAATACTGCTCAAAGGCGATCAGGTTCGAACTGATATTCTCGCCGATGAAACGAAGCGCAAGGAAAAGGCGCTCGCGTATGGAAAAGACGGACCAGCCGGATTTGTTTCAAAAGTCTACCGTCGAATCGGAGATAACAACAATCTGATAATTCTCAATGACCTCTCGGGCCCCAAACACAATCTTCCGTGGATGGCGACAACAAAAGGGGTTCTAAACTCCAACACGGGCGACGAAGATTTCGGGATGGTGAACGAGTTGCGCTTGTGGGTCAACGCCGGAAGAATTATTCTCCACCCGCGTTGCACATATCTTAGGGGGTGTTTGGAAAATGGAATATGGGACAAGGCACATAAAGCGTTTAGTCGCTCGGCGACGTATGGCCACTTTGACGGGTTGGCTGCGCTCTGCTATCTCGTGCGCCACGTCGACACCCAAACGAATCCGATTCCTGCAATGCTTGGACTCTCAGATCAAACGCATCACATCCCCGTCACGAAGATCGAGACTCCAACGTATAAGGCGCTGCGAACGGTGTTAAAGATAAAGCCCATGCGTAGGACCACCGACGATTGGCGGAGGGCGGCGTGAATGGCGCTCATTGTCCAAAACCCACTCATTCAAGGGCAGAAAGCGCAGGCGACAACCAAGCAAGAGATGCCCATCGGGGACTCAAAATTCCTTCAACACGTCGCGTACGATCCCGCCGCGATGCAGATGACCGTCACGATGAAAACTGGCGCTCAGTACATTTATTTTATGGTGTTCCCTACGGTCATGGAACAATGGATGCAGGCGAGGAGCAAAGGTGAGTTTTACGCTAAACAGGTTCGGGGGAAGCTTAAAGCATCGAGAACGATTGCAAAGGGAACGGGAAAGAAAATTTCGCAAACAGGCAAAATTACAGGGAGGCCACATGGTTGAATTAGGAACACCGCCGGAGGAAATGACCCCGGAGCAGAGAGGAATTGAGAACGCAAAGGCGACGTTACTGACAATCGAGAGATTTGTTTTCGCACTCTCGAAAGTAGACATGCCTTTGCAATACGCGAAGGAAGCGATTGCGGGTGTGGAGTTTTTGCAGATGCTCCACGCTAATTTGTTGGTCCAGATCGGTCCGGAAGAAGTGGCACGGCTGAAAGCTCAGCACGCGGCGCCGAACCAGCCGCCCGCTCCGAAGATTATCAAACCGAACGAGGTGGCCTGATGAGCGACGCGGACATCATAGAGAAAGTAAAGATCATGTCACCGGAAGCCGGCGATTTGATTCTAATTCAAATTAAAAAAGGTTGTCCGGCTGAGTGCTTGGGGACAATGTCCCATCTTCTTGGTGACCTGAAAGGCGTGAACATCCTGTTCCATAGCGGAGAAATAGAGGACGTAAAAATATTGGGAAAAGTGAGGGTTTCTTAGTGGCGTGGCCCAAGGGCGTCCCGCGCAAGACTGATATCAAGCTCGCTGATATCCCCGTCACAGATACGCCGTTTACCCTGTCGCAGGTTCAGCAGGCGTTGCCACCCATCCGGTACGATTTAGTGCTGGGCATACGTGCGTTGCGTAACGGCCCATTTAAGGGCCTCTGGGAGTTGGTGAAGTTGACCGACGGGAAGCGCGAGGTTTTGACGGACGCGAACAGCCGGGGGATGGTGATTAACATTGCTACACGGTACATCATGAAAATTGTGGTGATGGCGAATGCTGGCTGAGGAAAATCTATTGCGTTTGACAATTGCCAAAGAGCTTTTCATTTCGTGGGGGCTACCGCCGCAACTGAAAGAACCAAAAGAGGGAATCATGATTGACGTCGATAAGATTTTCAGGAGAAGTGCGAAAATGGCGGTAAGGATGGCCGATGCTTTGATTGATGAGGTTGGAGGATTCCACGATGCCAGATGAAAATCGCGGTGATGGGGAGTTGAATGTTCTGGCGTAAGAAAATACGAGATGTGGACATAATTCCGTTTATGTATGGGTTTTCCTATGCGGAGGAATGTTCTATGCACTTTGTTTTCCATCCGTTCCCGTTGAATTATTTCGCTCGATATTTTAGGTGGTTCAGGACAAGAATTATTCAGCCGCAAAAGTACCAAATGGAGACGATGAATCTTATTGCTTACGAAACGAAAAAGTCTTATCAGGAAGGGAAAGCAGACGGGTATCTTCTTGGATTAAAAGAAAGCCAACAAAATGATTTACGTTTGAAATCCGTGGAAGATTTAATGGTGCGGATACAAAATGCCGGCCGTTAATTCTCAGGGGGTGATAATCCCAGAGATAACGTTGACAAGGAAAGAGAAAAAGCGTATTTCTTTTTTGTCGGCGTTGAAGTATCCGGACGACGAGAAGGTTATTTTTCATTTGCGCCATTTGGATTTTCGTATTTGGATTTACGCTTTGAATCCGCGTGATGCGTTGTTACTCACGTCGACAGAAGGATTGAGTAAGCGGGTGCGGGAGCAAATGAATCCGACAGCGTGGAAATGCATCAAAGATTTCTTTTGGAGGGTTTTTAATTGAACATCATCACGAAGATTGGGTTGTGGATTGAGAAACGTTTTCCCGAGCGCATTAACGCGGAATTCGTGATGGTGCATTTTTCTGAACGCCAGAGAGAGGTCAAAGATTTAATGGAGCGCGTTCACGCGCTTGAATTGCGTTTTGGTCAAATTGAAATCCTTTTTAAAGATGCGGAATCTTTTTTCCATCGGATGGAAGACGATATCCGAACCCTAAAAACCCAGTCCACTTTTAAGAACAAAGCGACGCTCCCGGTGCCGGACAACATGACACCGTTTGCGTCGCGGGCCGCAGCGGGGAATCAAATGCTCCGACCCGTTAATGGGGGTGCGTAGTAACCAGTATAGGCCTCGAGAAGTCCAAAAAGTCCGAAGAATATTTTGCCTCCGATGATAACTCGGTTGATTGCGTTGCGGGTATCATCGACCGGATTGAGGCTTATTACAAAGAGATGAACCGGACGGGCCGGATCAACCTCTACCGCAACTCCTACTTCAAGTTTTTCCAAGGTTTTATCCTCAAAGGCGCTCTCTACCACTCCGGGCAGGAGGGCGAGCTTACCAACACCTACGTCAATCACTACGCGAACTTGATCACCCACATGGTGAACATGGTTTGCCAGCAGAAGCTCTCCTACGAACCGCAAGCGACCGTCAATGATTCCGAGGCCCAAGACCAGATCAAACTTTCAAAGGGCATTCTCTACACCTACGCGAACCGGACCGACACGGATTTGGATGGGATTCTTCGCAACGCTACGGAGATGAGTTTGGTATTCGCCGAGGACCATGTTTCTGTCCTTTGGAACAAGAATTTGTGCCAGACAATTGCCTACAAGAAAGACGAGATCGGTGGGAAGCAGGAGATCAAGGCCGGGGACAACGAGTACCATGTTTGGTCCCCTTTTGATGTTATCGTAGACACCACGCTCCCGGATCACTCACTTCATTCGTGGAAGGTCCTGCGCAAGTGGGAGAATAAGTACGAAGTGGCCGCCGAATACCCGGATTGGGGCGACGACATTATCTCGCTCTATTGCGGGTCCGGGCTGGGCGACACCCAGCTCACCTACTCCATTTCCGACACGTCCGACATCATCCCGGTCTATTATTTCTTTCACAAGAAGACCAAGGCGGTCCCCGCTGGCCGGATGGTCAAGTTCATCGACGACACGATCATCCTCGAAGACGGAGATTTGCCGTATCGCGAAATTCCTCTTTACCGCATGGCGACGCGTGAGCTTTGGGGCTCCCCCTACGCCTATTCGCGCTCCTTCGACCTGCTTCCTCTCCAAGAGACCATCGACCGGCTCTGCTCCGCAATTGTGACGAACCAGCTGACCTTCGCGACGCAGAATATCGCCATCGCTAAGGGCTCATCCATTTCATGGGAAAACGTGTACGGTGGGCTGAATGTGATCGAATGGGACGCAACTATTGCGGGGGAGGCTGGCCTACCAAAAGCACTTCAGCTTACCAGCTCTCCCCCCGAATGTTTCAACTTTATCAAACAATGCGTTTCGGACATGGGCACGCTGGCCGGGATCAATGAAGTCGTGCGCGGGAACCCGGATTTGAGCCTCAAAGGGCAGGTCAGCGGGGAAGCGCTCGCGCTCATGACCTCCAATTCCATCCAGTTCAACTCCGATTTGCAGAAAGCCTACGTGCGCCTTGCTGAACAGGTGGGCACC